CTCCAGGTTTCCCGCTCCGCCTTCCACATCCGGCGAATACCCGCAGCGGTAGAATCGCGAGTATTTTCCCAGAACGCCCCCGTCTGCCGCTTCCTGCCGCTGCTCCGCTGTTCCCGGAAACTCCCACGGGCATCGGCGCTGAATCCGCACGGACGGCAGGAGCACTCGCTGCATGCTCATCCGGTTCGTTGCCGTCAGCCGTAAGGTGGCGTCCGTGATCTCTTCGGGCGGATTGGCAACGCCCCGAAACAGCACTACAGCCTCCGACGCCGCCACGTCGCTGCGGAGGTCGTAGAAGAGGAAGCGCACGGTAATCCTCGCGCCCTTGAATCCCACAGCCCGCTCGATCTGCGAGAAGTGCGAGTCGGCATTCGCCAGAGTGACCGAAACCCGCGGTATCGCGTCGATGCCATGGTCGGACGCCGTCTGCACTTCGAACAGGTTGTGCTTCAGCACCCGGGCCGCGTACAGAGTGCCCTCCGGATTCACCCGGTGTGTGCTCCAGCGATCCACCTGCCCTCCCGCCAGTTCACAATCGAACAGCAGTAGGGGTGTCTCTGTGACCGTCTGTTCCTTGATGGTGAAGATGCTCTGCATGCCTGACTGCCAATCCCCGCCGCTTACGATCTCACCGCCATCAATCGCACCCGCGCGGCGTGCGACTGCGGCCCGCTGGCCGTCACCTCCAGGAAGTCGTCAGCGAAGCGGGCCCTTGTGTAAACGCCGCCGGCCGCCAGCGGCCTCTTGTATCCGGATGCGCCGGGTTGCGCCTCCGCCTGAAACCCGAACAGCTCGATCTCCGCTCCCGGCGCCACTTCGACGCCGAACTGCACGCTTTCTTCATTGCCGCTGAAACGCCCCGAAACCACTACCCGTTTCCACTCCGGGCCAACAGCCGTCGGCGCCGCCTGCACCTGCGCGGTGGTTCTGCGATACAGTCCGATCGAACCGGCCGCGTCGCTCCTCGCGTACACACTGAACGCATACCAGAACCAGGCCGGGACATTGAGGGTCTGCTGAACGATCGCCGGCGCCCCGCTGTCATTGCGAATCCGGGCTGCCCGCCTCGAACCCAATGGATCCGCCGCCCCGGGCCAAACCTGCAGGAGAGGACTTTTCTCCCAAACGGCCTTCTCCAGGTCCTCGCTCCAAGCCAGGAGATTGCCAGCCGGGTCCAACAGCACGAAGCTGTGCAAGCGGCCCTCCGCTTCCGCAAATAGTTGTTCGATCGATCCGCGCTCCGCATCGCTCAGGCCTGAGAAGTCGATCTCCCATTCCACCCGCGACGCCCCGTCATCGGACCACTGGATGCTTCTTCCGTCTGCGCATTCGTTCACCACCGTTCTGACCAGGTGTCTCTTGCGGACCGGGAACTGCGCGGACGCCCCCGTCGCCAGTTGCGGAAATACCCTCATCTTCAGCTCCTGACTTCCCTCACCAACAGCGTGGCTTTCCCCCGAGACTCCCCCTCCAGCTCCAGGGTGAATTGATCCTCCTCCAGTCTGCAGTCGGAATACTCCCTCCCGTCATGAGGGTCCGTGAAAGTGAAGGTGCCGTAGCGTCCTTGCTGGGCCTCGAAAAACTCCTCGAGGCTGGCCAGCTCCCCGTCGTCCAGCAATGCCAGGTCGACCTTCCACCGCCGCAGGGGTCCGGCCGAGTCCCGGTAGCGCTGCTCCTCGCCATCCACGAACCGCACCACCTGATTCGAGTAGCCGGTCACCGTGACCGCCGGGTATTGCATCACAGCGCCGGTTCTCAGCTTGGGAAAAGTGGCCATGACCTTTACAGTTCGTTCACCACGTCGTTCAGCGAATGCATATTGAGCATCGCTTCGCGCACCGCCCGGGCGATCTCACCGCTGTGATCGAGAAAGGAGCGGCTGTCCATGGCCTGCACTTGGACCGTGATCTGCGCTGGCCGCTCGCTTTCCCGTTCGGCCGGGCGCTGCACCTCCGGGCCCGCGGGCTGGCGGTAGGACCGCGGCAGTCCTCCTTGCACCGAATCGACCGCCGCGAATCCGTCGGGCATGCTCGGAGTATTCGCCCACTCGAACCGCAGCCGCTGGGGCGCTTCGTATCGAATCAGCTCCGGCAGCGCCTCGCTCTTCCCGCCTCCGAACAGCTTTGCGATTCCCGTCACCAGGGGCGAGAGGCCCAGCCCGCTCCCAAAAACTCTGCTCAGCATGCTGGCAGCGCCCTTCACCCCGCCCGAACTCGCCTGCGCGACCGTGTTCTGCAGCACCGCCTGGGTGTTTGAGCCTACTGCCTCGACCTGCAGCCCGCTGGCCGTCGTCAGTCCCTGCAGCTTGCTCGACACCTCCGTCAATGCCTGCACGTACTCCTCCCCGGATTGCGGCAGCAGGCTATCCAGGCTCACCGCGCCGCCAGTCCCTCCCGACGCCTCCTGAAACGCCCGCATTAGAGCATTGGCTGAATCCATGTCCATCTCCTCATTGGGCTTCCTGGCCCAGCTGGTCCTCGATCAGCACGTAAGCCTCTACCTGCCGTGCCGTGAGCTGCTCCATCCGCATCGCCCCCAGACGGCGCCATACGTAGAATTCCTCCAGCCAGGCTATGCTTTGGGACGTGATATACGAACGCGGACACGTCGTCAGCGCCGCCTGCTTTCGTGCCCACACCACCCTCTCCGCGCCGGCCGCCGCCTCCGGGATCCATCCGCAGCGCCGCCGCGTTTCCAGGCCGTTCCTCCGGCACTCGTCGCACCTCCACCCGGCCTGGTTCGCAAACTGAAAATGGAAGGCGACCGTCAGTTTTTTCGCTCTTCTTCCGAAAGTCCGCACTCCGCCCGCACGGCGGCCAGGGCCTCGCGGAAAAGCTCCTCGGGACCCTCTTCAACCAGTGACTGTGCGGTAGCGGGCGAGCCGTCCACTGCCAGGTTGCGGATCTCCTTGATGCCCCATAACACGTACAAGCGGTCGATCTCGGCCGAGAGTATCGCCGCTTCCATGCGGTCCTTCGCGTCTCCTCCGGCCTCGTGGAATTCCACTCGCCGCATCAGCTCGCGGATCTGCTTCATCAGTTCCATCCGCCGCCCGAATGACATGCGCGCCAGTACAAACGAGACTCCGGCCGCCAGCTTGGATTCGACCGTCTTGTGGCTGCTCCAGTCCATGTTTATCCGAATGCGACAGCGATCTCGTCATCCACCGTCCCCTGCGCCCGCGAGTTTCGGAAGCGCCACCGCAACCGCCGGTCGCTGTCGTCGAATTCCGGCACCTGCGGCACCACGCTCTTCAGATACACGCCGAACAACTGGCCGCTCTGCTGTCCCAATTGGAACATCACCCCGATGGGGGACTGCTGGCGGGCCGCCTGGTACAGCCCGATGCTCGCGGGGTCGTCCTGCTCGTACAGTTCCAGGTCCAGAGTCGCCCTCCGCTGGCCGGGAACGATGCCGCGCGGCAAGATGGACCCGAATTCCCTGGCTCGCATCTCCAGGTCGTTGTCCAGCAGAAACGTCGCGCTGGTGATCGTGTAGAAACGGTCCGGACCGTTGCCCAGCCACGCCTGGCCGAGGTGGCCCGGTACAATGGCATAGTCGAAGGTCTCCACGCCCGGTTCCGGCGGGTAGCCGCTCAGCGACCCCATGCCGCTTTCGAAGCTGCAACTGTCGATCAGGTCCTGCGCCATGCCGCTGAAGGTGAATTCGTGGAAGTCGCCGTTCACCTCGATCCGCATCTTGTCCACCCCGGCCCCTCCCAGCACGCGCTGTACCGCCGTGTCCGGACTCCAGTAATCGAAGAGGCTGGCGCTTGGCAGTTCCGTCGCGGGAGTGTAGGTCACCGCTGCGTCAATCGGCGTTCCCTGCATGGGCACGGTGGACAGCGGAGCGTTGAGCTGCACGCTGAACGCGTCCGGAACGGCGCTCGCGAAGCGGATCTCGCCGTTGCAGCTCACGGCTTGGCCCGGAGTCAGCCCGTGCGGACCTGCGAAAACCAGCGCGGAAGCCGTCGATCCCGCTCCCGCCGCGCCCCCCGGGAATATCAGCGGATTCCCGCCCAGTGCCGCTTGAAACAGGGGACCATAGCCCGGCCCTGCGAGCCCGCTCCACCCGGTGAGGTACGTGGTCAACTCGAAACTCGTTTCCCTGCGCCCTCCCCCCGGGTTGCCCGTGAATGTTCGGCTCCCCGACTTGTCCTTCCGCTCTACAGCCACCAGTTCCTGTTTTGTCGCAAGCTTCACCGCCGGGATGCGGTGGCTCGCCGTGATCGCTCCCACCTCTCCGTAACTGCTTTCCAGAGCTACGTAGAATCGATTGGCATTCGATGAGATGTACCCCATGTTTAATCGCTCACCTCGACCTCAAGACTGATTCGCGCCGCCTGCATGAACGCCCGTCCGCCCCGCTTCACCGCTCCAAACACGGCCTCGTAGCCGCCTGCATAGAACAGCCCCTCCCCCCAGTCGCCGCGGCTCGCATCCAGCACTTGCATCACCGCATCGGCGTACAGCTGCAGGCTCCTTTCCAGTCCCTCCAGGCGATCCCGGGTCACCCGCACCTCGATCGCCATGTGGGCCTGCCCGGAGAACCTCCGGAACTTTTCCCGCAGCGGGTTCGACAGCTTCTCGCAGTAAAGGCGGATCGCCGGGTAGCTCGCCCCGGCGCTCTTTTCCTCGAGATCCGCGCTGACGTTCTGCCGTACGATCTGCCCGGCCGGGATTTCCCCCAGCGGCGTCCCCTCCGCCTCCGAAACCATCGCGATCCCCGCGCTCAACCCGTTCGCCAGGATCTCCAGAAGCTTTCCCTCCGCTCGGCTGCCCGCGCTCGCCATCACCTGACACCTCTTTTCAAGAACTCGGTCACGTACTCCGCTCCACCGCTTTTCGAGCCGGGACTGCGGCGGTTGCCCGTACTTTTGACAGAACCGGCTCAACCCCTCTGCAGCACGCGTGGCAAACCGCGCAGGCAGTTCGGCTCCTGCCCCGACCCCGGGAGCCGCCCTGCCTTCAGCCCGGTCGCATCCTCCACCCAGCTCTCCCCAGGCTCCAGTGGCGTCAGATTCTGCAGCGATACGCCCTCCACGCTCGTTCCCGCGTATACGTTCCAGCCCACCGCATTCCCAGGAGCCTTCGCCGCCCGGACCACCAGGAGGCTGCCGCTCGGCACGTCCAGTGTTCCCAGCTTTCCTGGACTGCCTTCCTCACCCCTGGAGTTGATCCAGCTCATGCGTACGAAATAGGTTGCTGCCTCCACCGGGCCGGCCACATAGCCGAGTTCCGGTGCCTCCGCCGCGGCCACCGGATCCCACACGATTCCCACCCCGATATGGAACAGCGTCTCCGATGCCCACTTCGAAAGCCGCTCGTACTGCTGCCATTTCCGCCGGTACCTGTCGTTGAGCTGGCTGGTGCTCGCTTCCCGGTACACCAGTTCCAGGGTGTGGAACACGTGCCACAGTTTCAGAGGAGCTGTGACTGCTACGTTTCGCAGCGATAGTCCGTTGCTCCCGTTCGCGGCCAGGCGCAATGAGGAGTTCATCAACTCCACGCCGATCTCTTCCTGAGCCAGCCTGAGCTTCGCACTCAGGTCGATCGCCTCGCTGCTCGTCAGCCCGAGGACACCGCTCTCATGATCCGCCAGGTCTCCGACCGCCCCGATGATTCCATCCGTGAACAGCGCCATATCGCCTACTGCTTGCGCGAAGGCCCGCGCATGTTCGCCAGCTCGCTCTCCGGCACAACCGCTAGCTGGATCCGGCCGGCGGCTTCCCTGCGTTCGGCCTCCTTCCGGGCCGTCAGCTGTTCCTGGTGAAACGCCCGCGCCTCTTCCTCGCTGGCCGGCCTCGCTTTGCCGTCCGCGATGTAGCGGGCGGCCAGTTCGCGCGGAACCTCGGTCCGCAAGCCGGCCTTCCCACCGTCCGGTGTCGCCAGGCTCACCAGCACCACATAGGGCTCGCTTAACCCCGCTTCGATCTGTCGCAACTTCTGGTAATAAATCCTCAGATCCACCCTCTCCCCCTTTCTGCAACCTGTCTTCGCGCCTGCCGGGAACCCGGCCGTTCGAGTTCCCGGTTCGCGCTGGATGGGCGCTTGGCGCCTTGCCCCTACGTGTTGACCTGAACGCCGCAGTTGTTCCGCAGTGCCGCGCAGCCGTACAGCACGTCCACGGTGAACTGCTGCGACAGAGTGTTGGGCTGGTAGCTCATCGTCACCCGCATGGCGAAGTTGCCCAGCTGAGCGTACTCCGCTACCGCCCCCATGCCCGGCATCGGGCTCGGCATCCGCCGGATCACCAGCCCGATCGCGTTCCTGGAAAAGGCCAGGTTGTGCGTGGTCACCGGCGAGCTTCCGGTCTTCGGCACGAACTGCGACCGGAAGACATAGAAGTCCTTGATCTTCCCGACCGTTCCGTCCACCAGCGCCCGCAGTCCCGCCTCGCCCGCGCTCTGAAACTCGCTGAACCGCGGAATCTGGCGCAGCTGCGAATAGGTCGCCGCGTCCACCACGAGGTACTTCGGCTCCGAGGCCGGCACCTTCGCCTGGAACAGGGCCGTCTCGGCCGCGTCCACCACCGCCTCGGTGATCGGCGTTCCCGCCGTCCCCACCGGGGTATTCGCCGTGAAACCCGCGTACAAGCCGAGCAGGTCCGATTCGATCCGCTCGGCCAGCGCCACCACCGCCGGCCGCATATAGACCTGCAGCAGATCCGGTACCGCAAGCACCTTGGTGACGTCCGGAATCTGGAACGTGGCCTCCACATGCGTGTTCAGCACGATCTGTGCGTTGCCCACGTTCGGGTTCTGGGCCTGTACCGTGCCCCCTTCGGCGATGTTGTTCGCTATCAGGCTCGGCATGATCGGCACGTTCACCGTGTCGCCCGCTTGCGCCGCGGTCGGCTCGTAGTCGCGATTCACCAGGTTCCCCATGACCAGGTTCCCCACCAGCGCCGGCAGTGCATCCGCCGCCACCAGCTTGACGATCGCGTTAGCTACGTTCGTTGACGTAATTGCTGGCATTCCTCTCTCCTTGCTGATTTGTTCTTGCTCTTCTCACTTCGCTCGCCCGCCGGCCCCTCCCGGCGCCCTTTTCACATCCCTTTCAACGCCTGAGAGGCTACCCGTGCGATCTCCTGTCTCGCTCGCTCCAGTTCCTCCCGGCTCATCCCCGGACGGATCCTGTCGAGGTCCACGTCCCCTCCGCTGGCCGTCTTCTGCCCCTGCATCACTCCCGATCCCCCAGAAATCCGGGCCGGCAGGAACTCCGGGTTCTCGGCCACGAATCCCGCCAGGTATTCGCGCAGGCTCACTTCCCCGTGCTCCGCCCGGCCCACCAGCCGTCCCTCCGGAGTCCGGGCGATGTCGTCCCGCACCGCCCGGAAAGCAAGGTCGGCCTTGGTTACGCCCAGCCTCTGCAGTTCCGCCCGGATCTCCGATTCCCTCTCCAGTTCCAGCGCCGCCTCCCGGCTGCGCTTGTTCTCGGCGATCAGCTCGTTCACCCGGCGCTCCAGTTGCTCGCGCCGTCCCCTCTCTTCCTCCAG